TACAACTACTAACATAACGACTTCATACGCTGGCGAGTTTGCTGGTGAATACATCAGCGCAGCTTTATTAAGCGCGTCAACAATTGAAAACGGAGGCATCACGGTTCGACCGAATGTTCTTCAGAAAGAAGTAATACAACGCATCGACGTTGATTCTATCGTCAAAGATGCTACCTGTGACTTCACACCGACATCTACTGTTGATTTGACTGAGCGAATCTTGACAGTCGAAGAGGCTCAAGTGAACCTTCAACTTTGCAAAAAAGACTTCGTATCTACTTGGCAAGTTGCAACAATGGGCGCAAATCAAGGCGATGTTCCTTCAACATTAGCTGATTATATGATCGGACACATCGGATCAAAGGTTGCTCAGAAAATTGAGCAGACAATCTGGTCGGGTGTTGCCGCCAATCAAGGCGAGTTTGATGGATTGGTAGTTCAGCTTGCTGCTGATGCTGCACTTCCAGCAGCGCAAGACATCGTTGCTGTTGCTATCACAGCCGCTAATGTTGCGGCTCAAATGTCGCTTGTAGTCGCAAACATTCCACCAGCAGTTTACGGCAAGGAGGATCTAAAATTATATGTTTCGCAAAATGTCTATAAGGCATACGTTGAGCATTTGGCTGGATACGCTGCCGCTGGAGTAGGTGGAGCAGGTTACGAGAACAGAGGATCAAATCAGCGTTTGATTGACCTATTCTTCAATGGAGTACCTGTATTCGTTGCAGAAGGAATGACCGACAATAAAATGGTAGCTGCTCAAACCAGCAACCTTTTCTTCGGAACATCTCTTTTGAGCGCATCTCAGGAAGTAAGATTACTTGATATGGCTGATCTTGACGGATCAAACAACTTCAGATTCATTGCTCGCTTTTTTCAAGGAGCAACGTACGGAGTCGTACAGGACATTGTACTCTACTCTTAATTAATACAAACCTAAATTGGGGCAGGTGAGCAATTGCTTGCTTGCCCTTTTTTTTTAAAAATCAAAATCAATGAGTTGCGATATTACAGCAGGCCGAATAGAGCCTTGCAAAGATGCAATTGGTGGCATCAATAACATCTACATTTTTAACTACGACACGCTACCTGTTTCAGGCATCACATACGATACGACAGATACCGATGTGATTGACGTTTTAGGTACAGCGTTAACGGCTTACAAGTATGAATTGAAGGCTACAACCAATACGTTGGAGCAGACAATTAATGCGAGCCGAGATAACGGCACTACTTTCTTTGAGACCGCTTTAAACATCACCTTGAAAAAGATGACGAAGGAAGCAAACAAGGAATTGAAGTTACTATGTTATGGCCGTCCGAAAATCTTGGTTGAAGACAATCAAGGAAATCTCTTGCTTTGCGGCTTAGATCACGGCTGTGACGTAACGGGCGGAACTTTCGCGACAGGTGGCGGAATGGGCGATTTGAATGGTTACACTTTAACGTTTTCAGCAATGGAGAAAATACCTGCGAACTTTTGTGTTCCCGCAACAGGAACTTCTATTGCAGATCAGTTGACAGCGTTGGGCGTTACGACCATCGTCACTAGCTAATCTATCTACATATTAAAAAAAGAGGCTGCTCAAATGGGCGGCCTTTTTTATGCGCACAACCTACATTTCGAATCATATCGTATCATTTTTCAACACGGAATCGTGTTATTTAAAACACGGAATCGTGTTATTTAAAACACGTTATCACATCGGTTACTTTTTTGTTTGAAACAAAATCTGAGTTTTACGTTTATAGTGTATGGTAATTTTAACCACATCAGCAGCATCGCAGACCTTCACGATCATTCCTAGATTTGAACCGACGGGAAATGTAGATGTCACGTTTACAAGTGAGCAGCAAAATAAGCTGACACACACATTCAACTTCGCAGCTACATATTTAAACGGCTACTTGACGATCACAAACACATTTTCTCCGCTTCTGGTGGACGCGCAGAATTACATCATCGAAGTAATGGACGGCTCTGAACTTTGCTTTCGCGGAAAGTCCTTTATTACCGACCAAACCGACTTTCCTAAATTTAGCATCAACGAAGATGTGTTCACAGGACAGCCATCTAACAACGAATTTGTAATCATATGAGCAGTAACATCAGCTTAGTAGAGTTAGGCAAGTATACAACGCCGCAGATTAGCGAGGACAAGCGCGAGAAGTTCGTTGCTTACGGCGTAGATAACAACTATTATCAGACGTTGATTGAAGCGAAGGAGTCGCCTACCAACAGCGCGTTAATCAATGGCATAGCGGATATGATTTATGGGCGTGGATTACACGCCACAAACGCCGCTAGCAAGCCTGACGAGTACGCAATGATGGTGCAGCTATTCACAGAAGACTGTATGCGCAAAATCTGTGATGATTTTTACACATTTGGTCAGGCGGCATACCAAGTTATTTATGATACTTCTCACACCAAAGTAATGGAGGTGGCGCATATGCCTATTCAGAACCTTCGCCCTGAGAAGATGAACGATGAGGGCTATATCGCCGCCTACTATTACTGCGACGATTGGGCCAATGCGAGGCGCAATGATGAGCATCAAAGAATACCTTGTTTTGGAAAAAGCAAAGAAGGTCTTGAGGTTATGGTTATCAAACCTTACAAAGCAGGATTCCATTACTTTTCCCCTGTCGAATATCAAAGCGGATTAGATTATGCATTCGTTGAAATTGAACTTGCTAAGTTTCACTTAAACAACATCTTCACAAGGTTCAGCGGATCGACAATAATCAACTTCAACAACGGCATCCCTGAAGACGACCAGCAGCGGATGATTGAAACCAAGATAAAAGACAAGTTCACAGGCACAGAAGGAGATAGCGTAATCGTTGCTTTTAACGACAGTCAAGAAACTGCCGCAAGCATAGAATCGATAAGTTTACCTGACGCTCATAATCAATACCAATTTATCGCGGAAGAAGCAAGTAGGAAAATAATGGTATCGCATCGCGTAGTTTCACCTTTGCTTTTTGGATTGCCGCACAACGGCGGTTTGGGTTCGAACGCCGATGAGATCAAGATGGCCGCTTTGCTATTTGACAACACGGTGATTAAGCCAATGCAGCGAGTAATCATTGAATCCGTTAACGCGATTCTATCTTTCAACGGAGCAAGCCTAAACACTTTCTTCTTAACAAGCCAGCCGCTTGAGTTCAGCGAGATGGAAATCGAAGAAGTAGATATTGATACAGCACAGGAAAAGACAGGCATCGAATTGTCAAAGGAAGATTTTGATGATGATGAAATGCTTGACGCTTTAGAAGGTAGCAAGATAAATGATGAGTGGGAATTAATTGACAGCCGAGAATGGTCAGAAGATAATGAGCCAATTGAAGATTGGGCAAAGAAATCCATCAAATTAAGTGCTTGGCAGAAGTTTAACGATTACATTACTTCTTTTCCGTCGCGCGAATCGTCACTTGATAAAAGTTATTACAAGGTTCGTTATTCATATGAGGAAAAATATTCCAAAGGAAAAAGCAGAGATTTCTGTCGTAATATGATGAGCAGAAGTTCAAAAGGCGTTGTTTATAGGTTAGAAGATATTGACAAAGCATCTCGTAAAGGAGTTAATAAAGGATTTGGTCATAAAGGTCAAGCGTACGATTTGTTTCGTTTCAAGGGCGGTAGTTTCTGCGGTCATTTTTGGCAGGAGAATTTGTATCAATTAAAGAAAAAGAAAGACGGAGAATACGTTGAAGATAAGGCATTGAGTTCATCTGAAGAAGTTGCATCAATTCCAAAGTCATACGAACCTAAGCCAAGAGGCAGAAAGGATGCTGCAAAAGCACCAAGAGATATGAAGAATAATGGACGTTATCCAAGTTAAAAATGGCAAAAGCATTACTCATAAAGACAGAAGATGTACTGAGGTATTCCAACCTAACTACAGTAGACAGCGACAAATATGTGCAGTATATAGCGATATCACAGGATATGCATATCCAGCGATTGCTTGGAACTGACTTACTTGAGAAGATACAGGCCGATATTATTGCTGGAACACTTGCAGGAAACTACCTATCGCTTGTTACTGATTGGGTAAAGCCAGCTTTAATCCATTGGTCATTAGTTGAGTTCCTGCCAATGGGTAGCGTGACAATAGGTAACGGAGGTATTTACAGACATCAACCTGAGAATGCCACAGCATTAGACAAATCAGATGTTGACAGTTTAGTTTCGCAAGAACGAGACTTCGCTGTATACTATTCAAATCGTTTAGTTGATTATCTATGTAGCAATTCCAACTTGTTCCCTGAATATTCAAGCAACACAAATAGCGATGTCAACCCTGCAACCGACAATAATTTCTGTGGATGGGTGCTGTGAAACAAACGTATGAACCAAAGAAACGCAACATAATAAAGTTGCGCAGATTTATTAAAAAAATTCAAAAAAGTGGAAGTGATCGAAGGAGTGGCCGAGTTGATCGGTGAATATGGAATAGTCACGGTGTTGATGGCAATATCATTGGGTGGCTTAATTTGGAAAGGTAAGAGCATCGGGGCGTTTATCGTTCAGACTTTGCAGGCGTCCGCAATTGTCAAGAAAAATGAAGAAATCATTGAGGGGTTACGCGTTGAGATTCAAGAGTTGCGAACCCAACTTGAAAAGATGAACGGCGTCTTGATGACGCAGTCGGCTACAATCGCTCGACTTGAGGAGCGCATCGTTCAGACAGCAAAGAAACGAGTTTCAAAACGAAATCCATCGAATGGAAATTAGTGCTAATCTTACGCTCAAAGAAGTCAGTAAAAGACTGACAGCGACACGCAGAGGTATCGACAATGAGCCGCAAGGCGAGCATTTAACGAATCTCATCAAGTTAGCTAACAATGTATTTCAGCCTATCAGAGAGCATTTCGGCAAACCTATCTTCGTGAGTAGTGGATACAGAAGTAAAGACCTAAACAAAGCAATAGGTGGAGCGCACAAGATAATCAAAGGCGAATATGTAGCAACTTCACAGCATTGCAAAGGCGAAGCACTTGATCTGGACAATGACGGCAGAGGTTATCCATCAAACGCGGACATCTTTTGGTACATCTACGACCATCTAGAATTCGACCAACTGATATTTGAATTTGGATCAATGGAGAATCCAAGTTGGGTTCACGTTTCTTACAAATCTGAGGGCAACAGAAAGCAGGTTCTACGGGCTTCAAAATCGAATGGTAGAACTATCTATACAAACTTCAAAGATAACCGATGAGAGGGCCTCTAATTGCCTTAATATTGGTTCTAAGCAGTTGCTCGTTGGAGCATCGAATGGAAAAGAAGTTTCGAAGGGCAGAGCGAAAGATTGAAAAGCTGACGATTCTGTATCCAAAACTAATCCAAAACGACACTTTATATGACACAATTCAGGTTACAACGGAAGCTATCGAAGTTGATACAGCATTCAAAACTAAAGATGGTGATACTGTTACTATATTTCAAGATCGGCTTCGAATCCAATACTATCGTCAAAATGATACGGTATATCTCAGCGGAACTTGCGCGGCTGACACGATTTATAAAACTGTATCTGTACCTTATCAGCAGATCATTGTAAGAAAAGAAACCATCTTAGAGCAAATTGAAAAACATTCTAAACGCCTAATTTGGTTATTCGTTATATTAGCAATTATTTACATTGCAATCCGAGTCATTTGGAAGTTGATCAAACCACTATAATAGGCAACGTACCAAGCAAATCAAATTGCTATCGTATTATACGTTTAGGCAGCCGTTGCTCGCTCGCAAAAGGTAAAGACCTAAAAGCATACGAGGCATCGTTTGCGATGCAGTATAAAGCATCTGAAATGCTCGACTGTGAGTTTGGTATAAACCTTACAGTTTACTATCCATCAAGACGCGCAGACCTTGACAACAGTTTGAAAGTCATACTTGACTGCCTCCAAAAAGCAGGAGCGATCAAGAACGACAACAAATGCGTTGAGATAGTTGCCCATAGAAAATTAGACAAAGACAATCCTCGCATAGAATTTAATCTTTACCGGTATGAAGACCATTAGGCCAAGAATCACAAGCCAAGAATTTGACATTTTAAAAGAGATTCGAACGCAGCACAAAGCGTTGGCGAGGGAGTGCCAGGAGCAAGGGCTTCCTGTACACGACGTTAAGCATTATTGGTTTAAGGGAAAGAACTTCAGCATTTTTAGCAAGCCTAACCAGAAGTCATACGATGACGTTCGAGATTCAATAGTTTCTGAGATGAAAAAGCACGCGCCCATTTATCCCAAGCTGGAATACGCAAAACATAAAGAGGGACACTTGCTGATAATTGATCCAGCAGATATTCATTTCGGAAAGCTGGCGGTTGCGTATGAGTCAGGTGATAATTACAACATCAAGACAGCGCGCAAAAGAGTTCTGCAAGGAGTTTCTGGGTTGATTTCAAAAGCACAAGGTTTCGAAATTGATCAAATACTTTTTGTAATTGGTAACGATATTTTGCACATCGATAATCCGCAGAGAAAGACAACGGCAGGCACGCCTCAAGATACGGATGGGATGTGGTTTGAAGCATTTTTAAAAGCAAAGGAAACCATTGTTTCTGTGATCGAAATGTTGATACCTATTGCTCCGGTACGCGTTCAATATGATCCTTCAAATCACGATTATATGAGCGGCTTTTATTTTGCCGACACAATAAATAGCTGGTTTCACAAATGCGAAAGCGTCACCTTCAACACATCAATAAGTCACCGGAAATATTACAAGTACGGAAGCAGCTTAATCGGAACCACTCACGGTGATGGCGCGAAGGTTGGCGAACTACCGTTGTTGATGGCCCAAGAGTCGGCGAATGATTGGTCGGAAACAAAGCATCGATACTTTTATATACACCATTTGCATCACAAGATAAAAAACGATCACATAGGTGTTACCGTTGAAAGCTTGCGAAGCCCTTCAGGCACAGATAGTTGGCATCACAGAAATGGTTATCAGCACGCGCCAAAAGCGATTGAAGCATTTATACATTCGAAGGATCACGGACAAATTGCCCGGCTGACACATATATTTTAGTTAAATTCGCAATATGAAGTACACTGTCGATGAGTGGAAGGAGATCGTAAAAGATTACCTGCTTGAGATGAACGCAAAGGTCAACGCCGGGAAAGGCGCGACAGAAGATAAGATAATGCTTCAACGCATTAAAAAAGAGAACTTGCGGTTTATCAACCGTATGATAAAAGACTTTCTGCCTACGCTGGCAGATTAAAGACCGTTCATTTGTTTGTTTGTTTGGGGCAGTTCGAGAGGATTGCCCTTTTTTTTTGTCTTTTTTATAAAAGTTGTTTGGTTTATTAACATTTTATGTTATATTTGTCAAATGAAACAAACACAAACAGATATGAAAATCACTAAAATTTACTACGGCCTCAGCGATAGCTGCCGATGCGGATGCAACGGCACTTACTACACAGAAGCTGACCAAGATTTTAACTATTGGATCGGCCAATTCAACCGACTGCGAGACGAGCAACCTAACCACTACGTCAGCGAAACCGTAAACACACGAATTGAAGAGGTTAAAGCCAATGAGCATCTGGATACTGTTCTTTGCGCGTATCGCGAAAAAAACCATTCAAACTCTTTAATGACCAAACTAGCAAATTGGAAATAATGAGAGATGACGGCCTAGAACACGAATTGGTGATCAACGCGATCATAGTAGCAGTATTACTTTTATCATTATTCATACTATGAAGTTAGAAACGATAATCGCTAAAATGCTCAAGAAGCACAATCACCTGCAACACGACGACTACCTGTTGGTAGCCAATGTGTACTGCGAACTGTATCCGAATAGATATGCGTTCAATCAATTTCTTTATAACTTAGCGGAGGGCAAAGTGCCTACGCATTCACAAATCGTAAACATTAAACATCAAATTCAAAATGGATAAACCAACAATGTATTTTTACGACATTCAGACAATCTGGGCGTCAGACGGAGAACTTCATATGGAGGGAACAAACGGCACGGTCACATTTAATATGCACACGATGGTCGATGACCTACCAATTATAATCGATTATTGTCTCAAAAATATTGACCAGAGAAAAGGGCACATTTTCGAAGCAATCGACAAACTTAAAAACAAATAAA